CCCATCCCTGCATAAGGCTTCAAGGGGGAGAAAAAAAGAGGTCTGTCGCTTTGTCCCCAAACACCGTTACCGCTCATACTGTCAGCAACCCACGCCCACATGCCAGTAGGCTCTCCTGCCCAAGCTGAGGCGTAAGGAAACCTATTTTCGTGATCACCTGCAAATTCCGCGTAAGCGAGGTTAAGTTGGCGTTGGTTGTTTATGCATGCTGCTTGCCACCCTGTTTGTTTGGCTGAGCCAAGGGCTGGGAGAAGGAGAGCTGCCAAAACTGCAATGATGGCAATAACTACCAACAATTCAATAAGCGTAAAAGCTTTTCTTTTCATTCAATACCCTTTTATAATGAAATTATCTCTTAAAAATTACACTAAAAACGTTGCGAAGTAAAAGAGCACTGATTATAGACGTTCCCCCAAAAGCCGTAATCTTTTTCATTAATTAAAAATTCAAAATAAGTTTCGTAGCGTTTCATGATGTGAGATATGTGAAATTGGTTTTCAGCGTATTGACGGCAGTAATGGGGGCTAATCGTTTCAATTAAGTTTGCGGCGTGAAAAAACTCATTCAAGCTGCGGCACTTAAAGCCAGTTTTATGATGACGGTTATATTCAGCAGGAGCCCCCCAATCTGTGGTTAAAACCGGGGTCCCTGAAAACCAAGCTTCTATCATAGACCATCCGCAGGGCTCCATGTACAAGGTAGGCATTAGTAGCCCTTTGGCTTTTTTTAACAAGTGTTTTCTCTGCTCGTGGCTGACGGTATGGATATATTCGGCATAAGGATTATCTTTTGATAGTGTTGTTTTAAGGGTTTGGGGGCCGACAAATTTAATAGGCTGTCGCAAAGTGCGAGATAGCTGATCTGCTATATGCACACCTTTACCATCTACGATACGCCCTAAAAACAACCAATAATCTTCTTTCTCTTTGCTAAATTCAAAATCGTCCGGAACAAACCCCGGAGGTATCACGTGATCAGTAGGGGATGGATGGTTGCATTGTGCGCCTCCTAGCATTTTATGAAGGTGAGCGTAAGATTCAAATACTCTAAAATTAGCAAAAAAAGAATCATAACCTATGCTGGGCTCGACAATAATCATGCTATCTTTCAGTTTTTCGCATGCGCCTTTGTGCCCGACGCCCCAAAAAGCCAACACAAGATCGTTTTTGCTGTGACGGCGCTTTAATGCTTCGCGAGCGGCATTTGTATTAAATTCTTCATGTAGTTTATTTTCTATTTTTTGAGGTAAAAAATCTTGCCACTTTTGTCCTTTGAAGTGATCATCATATGTGAGGTGGGAAATAACGCTAATATGTTCGGTGCATGGCACCTTAGAGTCTGGATGGCCATAGTGATAAACAGTGTGCCCTCTTTTGAACATTTCGGCACAAAACTTGTAAACTTTTTGGGTAAANGCGCAAATNGTGATTTCNTTGCAAGTAGGGTGTATCGGAATTGACAAGACATGAAATATCATTTCTTTTTTATAATAAGGGGGACAAATCATTAGTCAAGTGTAATTATATATGAACATATGGCAAGTAGGCGTAAGAAACCTAAGGAGACGGACAAAATTTTGCCGATAGCGGAAAGCAAGTACAAATTAAACTTTAAACATTTTGATTTAACAGGCAAACAAAAAGATTTTTTACACAAAGCGTTTGACGAAAAGACAAAAATAATGTTCATAGCGGGTCCCGCGGGATGTTCTAAAACATTTATGTCAGTATATTCGGCGTTGAGGCTCTTTAATGAAAACAATGATTTGGATATTTTTTATGTGAGAACAATCGTAGAAAGCGCAGATCGGGGGTTGGGTCATTTGCCCGGAGATGTAGATGAAAAGTTTCACCCGTTTATGATGCCATTGACAGATAAGATGCAGGAGATTTTAGCAAGCGATCAAATTAAAATGTTGACAGAAGAGAAGATTATCTCGGCGGCCCCTGTTAATTACTTGCGCGGAGCGAATTGGTTTAATAAGCTTATTATTGCTGACGAGTCACAAAACTTTACGTTGAAAGAGCTGGTTACGCTAGTGACCCGCATTGGCAAAAACACCAAAATGTTTATTTGTGGGGATCCTTTGCAATCTGATATTAATGGCAAAACTGGCTTCCGGACAATGTGGCAAGCATTTAACGACGAAGAAAGCTCAGAAGAGGGAATACATTGTTTTGAGTTCACTAAGGACGATATAATGAGAAGCGAAATTCTGAAATTTATAGTAAATAAAATTGAAAATATCCCAAAAATCAAAATTATAAAAAATGGCTAGTATATTTTGTCCTGATTGTGGAGCGAGAGCTACCTACACCTTAAACAAACCAAAGTTTTGTCAATCGTGCGGAATCCAGTTTGGCAAGGTGAGTACAGCTTCGAACGTTACAGACGAATTAGAAACACAAGAAGAGGAGGATATCCCTTCGTTGGATAAACTAGAATATTCGGTTGATTTGGAAAGCGGTAACACCACTTTGGGGGATTTGTTCAACAACCCCATGGATCCCGCGCAAGTTGACACATCTAGTGCCACTACCCCCCAAAAGGGAGGAAAAAGAAAAAGGCAGAGCAAAAAAGATTTTCTCGCTCAATCCATGGCAGAATGTGCGTCTAGCCGACAGTCACACATCACTGAGGATGGAGCAGAATGAAACTTACGAAGATAAGGCGCATGTAATAGACAACGAGATACGGAAGAGGTACTACAAGTGGCATCTTCACGCTATTGCTTGGTTTGACTTTGATGATGTTGCCCAAATCATTCGTGCGCATATTTTTAAAAAATGGAACCAATGGGACCAGTCCCGCGCTCTTGAGCCGTGGGTTAACAAGATTATTACTAATCAGTTAAAAAATATATTACGCAACAATTATTCTAATTTTGCGCGTCCNTGCCTTAACTGCGAACACAACCAATCTAAAGAGCAATCAGAGGGGCAGATAGCAGCCTTATGTGCCTTTACGCCTAGCGGCCTTCAGTCCAACGAATGTGACTTGTTTGCCAAATGGGAAAAAACCAAAAAGAATGCCTTTGATATCAAAATGCCCTTATCCCTAGAGTTCCATACGTACTCCCAGAATACAGTCCCAGAGGATCATTTTGACATTGGGCGTGCAGCATTATTGTTACACAACAGGATGAGGGGCCTCCTTACACCGCGCCATTATTTTGTGTATAAAATGCTTTTCATTGACGGTATATCTGAAGAAGAGGTGGCTCGTATTTTAGGGTACAAAAGCAACGAAAAAGGAAGAAAAGCGGGGTACAAACAAATAAAAAATTTAAAAAATCAATACAAAACTACAGCAAAGAAAATAATTCAGAAAGAGGATATTTTTTATGAATAATTATATTTTATCTCAAGATGAGAAAAAGAAAGGAGTGGACCTTTTCAAAGAGCTGGACGGGGACCTTAATGAGGCAACAAAAAAACTTTTTGATGATCCCAATGAAAAAGGCAGTACAGTCAGGGGGCGCGCTCTAAGAAAATTTTGGGTAGAAAAGGGTTTTGAGTATCGCACNAAAGTCAAGAAAAAGGCGGGAAAATATTTCCTGCAGGACGGCGAAAAGGATTTCGTGCACAGGCATTATTGTGCGGAGGTAACCAAAAGAGAGCTCGCCCAACTTTTGTGGACAGAGGAAACTAATCATCGCGGTTTTTTCGAGAGCGCTAAGTTTATTGCGCTATCAGATTTCGTAAATCGAGAGTTCCCTAATATGACAAATCTTAGAGACGAAATTACAGGGGATCGTTACGCACCACCTAAAATTATGACTACCTTAGTAAAAAAAGTCAACAAGGTTGTCTTCAAGGACTTTGATTTAGATAAAATTAATGTTCAAGATAAAAAATGCTTAGAGTGTTTGCTTACCTTTCTGTCTGCCCCTCGTTTTATACAAGTAATCAATGCTTACAGTACAAANCAAAACCGTGAGCTGTTAGAATCCGAGTTTATCCGGGCGACGTGGGATAAACCTGATTTGACAGCAGATGAGCTTAATTTATATATTAATGTATGTATGGATTATGTTAATTTGAAGGAAATAGAACAACAGAAACAAAAACTGAATTTGATGTTTGATGATACTGAAGGTCAGAACGATTTAACCATGAGGTTGACGGAGATGCTTAAAACCAAATCCGAAGAGTATAATCAATGTACCAACCGTATCGATAAGATGGTTGCAAAGTTAAACGGGGAAAGGTCAAAAAGAATAGCAAACCAGCAGCAGCGCAATGCGTCGGTGCTAGCGCTTGTGAACTTGTTTCAAGAGGAAGAGGAGCGCCGTTTGATGCTTCGCATGGCGGAGATGCAGAAGGTAGGCGTGAAAGAAGAGGCGGATAAACTCGAACAGATGACCGACTGGAAAGCTAGAGTTTTGGGGATTACTAGACAGGAGATCATATAATGGAAAGAATCTGCAAAAAAATATTCCGTTGTGTAGAATGCAAGAAAGAGTTTGAAGGGAGGGGGTCATTGCATAAACACCTAAAACAGCACGGCTTATCTTTGGCAGAATATTATACTCTTCATTATCCGCGCGTAAACAAACTCACGGGAGAGCCATTGCCGTTTAAAAAATATGAAGAGTATTTTGAGAGGGATTTTTCAACAAAGCAACAACTTAAAAAGTGGTGCGCTAAGGCCCCTTCGTTAGAAGTGGGAGAGTACATATTATCGTTAATTGAAAAAAGACAACTCAAAAAAGACAGGAGATATGCCCCTTTTCACTTAGAAGCTAAAAGTTGTTTTTTNCCGGATATAGATATTTACAGAAAAATATTTGGTAGCTATAATGAAGCAGCAAAAAAAATAGGGTTGCGTCCACTTTACCATCGAAACTTGCCCAAAGAGTTTTTTACAAAAACATTGCCAAAAGATCTCACTATAGCGGTAGATACTCGTGAGCAAAAACCGTTATCTTTTGACTGTCACCAAGAAAGTTTAAAATTAGAGGTTGGGGATTATGTGGCGACTGGAGAACAATATTCTTACACCTATGTAGATCGCAAAGCGGGTTCGGACTTACATTCCACCTTGAGCAACACAAATTACGAACGTTTTAAAAGAGAGTTGCAGAGGGTTAAGGAATTGGACTCTTATCTATTTATAGTTATAGAGTCAACTCCAGAAAAAATGATCAAGGCAAGTAGGGCGTTCAAGCGAGCCGCAAACATTGATTTTGTTTTGAAGAGGGTTAGAGATTTAAGTTATGAATTTCAGGGACACTGTCAATTTTTGTTTACTGGAAACCGTCAAATATCAGAGGAAATTATTCCCCGACTGCTTTGCAAGGGCAAAGAAGTGTGGAGTACGGATATGCAATATTTTTTAGACCATGAGTTGGACAGAAGGAACACAGCGTAGGCCCCCTAGCAAATACAGGTCAAACGAGGAACTGGCTGCGATAGAGGGTTTTTTGGATGAGCGTGAGGCCAAAATTGCCTTGTATGAGTTTTTGCGAAATAATATTACTTTTACAGCAGAGTTGTTAATGGGTATTAAGTTGTTTCCGTTTCAACACATGTCTATCAAAGGTATGTTCGAAACTGACTATTTTTTAGGGGTATGGGCTCGTGGGATGTCTAAGTCTTTTACAACAGGTATTTTTGCTGCGCTAGACGCNATTCTGAATCAAGGTGTTGAAATTGGTATTTTATCAAAATCTTTTCGACAAGCCAAAATGATTTTTAAGAAAATTGAAGATATTTCCATGCANCCTGATGC